ATGTCCCCCACGAAAATAATTCCCGATTATCGTTTCGTGAAAACCAACCGCAAGCTCTACAAATGGTTTCGGGATACTGGTTATACTCACGAAGAAGCCTCGCGCCATTGCACCGTCAAGCTCACGCCAAAACAACTCAAAGAGGAAATAGAATCTAAGTTCCCCAACGAATTTCTCTACGACCGCCATCAAGAACTTTTAATGAAGGAAGAAATAAAAACGGTGTGGAATAAACAAACCAAGCAATGGGAACAGATGTCTGTCGGCATGGACGCGGACGCGGTAGCCAAAGGTCTTGACCTTGCGTACCGTTTGAAAGGATACCTCAAGTCTGACAACAAGGTGGATGTTAATTTTTCAATCTTCAATGATTTCTCCGACGCTGAATTGGACATAATCATTGCGGGCAATGTTTCACCGTCCGCGCCGACAAAACAAGTGGTTGATGTTCCACCCACTCTATGAGCATTGATATAGACATCTCCTCCTCAAAACAGGAACTCATCAGTCAGTTTTCGGAAAATGAAGAATCGCGCCGTCTTGCCAGAGAGGCGAAGGCTTTTCGCATACAGAATGAAAAACTCCGCTACTACGAGCCGAACGGCAAATGCGAAGAATTCATCAACATGGTCAAATCGGGCAAGGTTTTCATCTGCCTGTTTTCTGCCGCCAACGGCATAGGAAAAACGGCGGTAGGAGTGAACCTGCTCGCTCATCTCATCTACAAGCCGCAAAATCCCTGGTTCCAGGAAGGCGTATTCGACGACTGGAAGTTCCCCAAAAAAGCCCGTATCGTGTCCGACCCCACCACGGTGTCCCGCACGCTCATCCCCGAACTGGTGAAATGGCTGCCCTTGAAGCAATATGAAGCCAGCAACGGGACAAAGCATTTCCTTTCGCAGTGGAAGGTTCCCGCCACAGGATGGGATTTCGACATAATGACGTACGACCAAGACCCGAAGGAGTTTGAGTCGGCGACGTTGGGCTATGTGTGGTTTGACGAGCCGCCTCCGCTCTCGATTTTCAAAGCCACCGTCGCCCGTATGCGCCTTGGCGGCATTATCGTCATCACCGCTACCCCTCTCACTGGCTCCGCGTGGATGTACGACGAGATAGTCTGCAAGCCAGAGAAGGGTCTGCGCGAGTATGTGCACGCGGACATAGAAGCGAATTGCAAGGAACACGGGGTGCGCGGGCAGTTGGAGCACGGCAATATCCAGGCCATGATTGCCAACTATACCGAGGATGAGCGGCAGGCGCGTATCCACGGCCGCTTCCAGCATTTGACGGGTCTTATCTTCAAAAAATTCAACCGCGATGTCCACGTCATCACCCCTTTCCGCGATTGGTCGCACCTGGCGGCCATAGAAGCTCTCGACCCTCATCCGCGCAACCCTGATGCGATTCTTTGGGTGGGGAAGGACGTAAAAGGGCGTTATTACGTTCTTGATGAATTCTACGGCAAGACCAAATTGAATGAACTGGCGCAGATTATCCACACCAAGGCGGCGAAGTTCCGCGTGGTGAAGCGTTTGGCAGACCCCACCATTTTCATAAAAGACCAGCATACCGATACTTCGCTCGCTGACCGCCTGGAAGAACTCGGCCTGGAGTACGATTCTGGTTCCAAGGAGCGCGAGTACGCCATCCGCACTATCGAGGATATGCTCGATTACGAGCGGAAAGACGCGGAATTCATAAAAGCCCCCATGCTGTATGTCTGCTCGAACTGCGAGCGGACGATTTGGGAATTCCAGCACTGGCAGTGGGATGACTGGCGCGGGCGCACGATGGAGCGCAAAGACCCGCGCGAGAGTCCTGTTGACAAAGACGACCACATGTTAGAGAATTTAGGCAGGACGCTGATAGAAGATGTCTCTTTGGACGACCCCGTACTCAATCGCTGGCAGATTCGTTCTCCCCTTGAAACTTTATTTGAGACTCCATCCCTTGCGGTCACAAGGGCTGGCAGAGAGAAATTATATCGCTAATTCTCTATTCGTATGCAAGATGAATCCAAAGACACAAGCGGCACCGCAGGAACCGCGTCGGGAGATGGCATGGATATGCCGTCGCCTGCCGCGACGATTCCGCAATCGGAAAACCCCGTCATGCAGAGCACGCCCCCCGTGGTTGCGCCCGTTGGCTGCGACCACAAATCGCTTCCCGCGAAACTGGGTGCTGGCTCTGCGTTTTCATGCCCGCGTTGCTTACGCACCATCACGATTGAAGAAATCAACAAGATGAAGTAGGAGTATCATTGGGTAGTTCATGCCGTACCTTTATCCCGCGTCCATATTTGAAGCCGTCCGCAGGGAGCGGAAGGACTTTTTGAACAGTCAAATTGAGATTGTTCCTGGTTATCTGTTTTCGCAATACGAAACCGTGAAGCGGTCGCACCTCTATTATAATTCCCGATTTGAGTCGGGTGAGTTCGAGAAAATCAACAATCAGTTGCGCAAGAAGATTTTTTTCAACATCAATAAGTGGCGGTGCGACGTGGCGACAAAAATGCTTGACATAGACACCAAGGACTTCCGTCTCATTCCCGAAGATTATAACACTGAATGGATTGTGTATCTTTTGGAGCGCAGGCTGAAAGACTGGCTGACTACCCACGAGCTTGGAATCGTGCTCAATGAAGTCACGCGCAAGCTCCCCGTGTATGGCACAGTCGTGCTGGAGAAAACTAGGGACGGCGTGGAGGTAACGGACTTGCGTTATTTTATGAACGACCAGTCGGCGAAGTCGCTTGACACCGCGTCCTACATAATCAAGAAGGACTTGATGACTCCCTCCATGCTTCGGAAAATGAGCGGCGTATGGGACAATGTGGACATAGCGATTGAGCGGTATTGCAAATTTACGGGCAAGTCGTATGAAGATTCCGAAGGATTCAATAAAGCGGAAGGCACCCCCGACGCGGAAATCTACACGCGCTATGCCGAAGTGCCGCTGACGTGGTTTACGGAAAAAGAAAGCGACATGAATACGTATGTCCGCGCCAAGTACGTCGTGGCGGGTGTGGATGATACGCTTAAAGGAGAGGACGGCAAGCAGGTAGTAGGCGAGAATGGGCTGGTGTTGTGGAAGGAGAAAATCAAGGAGCTTCCTTTCCGCGAAGTGCATTACCAAAAAACCGAAGGCAGGTGGCTTGGTATTGGCGTGGTAGAAGATACCTTCCAGCCGCAGGAGCGCATGAACGAGGTGAAGAACCAGCAAGGAAAATCTTTGGAACTTTCAGGGAAGCACGTGTATCACTCGCCCGACCGATTGAAAGGCGCGAATGTGCTTACTGACGTAGAGGACGGTTCGGTGATTCGCTCGAAGTCTGGCATTACCGCGCTTGATACCGTCAATCGCAACTGGTCGGCGTTTCAAGCCGAGGTCAATGATTATGAAAAACTCGCCGACCGCCTGACGTTCTCGTATGACATCGTGCGCGGCGAGGCCACGCCCGCGTCCGCGACGGCGACCGCCGTGTCCGAGCAGTTGAACCAAGCAAGTTCCATCTTCGATTACAAGCGCGAGAATATCGGATTGTTCCTTGGAGGCTTCATAAAGACTCTGGTGTTTCCTGAATTCATTAACGACATCGGAGAACTGCACTCGTTCAGGGTTTCGGGAAGCCTTGATGACATTGAAAAGACCCGTATGCTCGTCGCCAAGGCGGTGTTGCGCCAGGAGATATGGGAGAAAATGCTTATTAACGGGCGCGTGATGACGCAACAGGAACGCGGCGCGAGATTGCAGGAACTCCAGGACAATTTTAGGACGGTGAAGGAAAGCCTGTGGCTCAAAGTAGTGCGTGAGTTTTTCCAGAATCTTAACTATCATCTCACGCTGGAAATCACGGGTGAGGCGAAGAACGTCTATGCGCAGTTGCAGAACGCCCAGTCTATGCTCACGCTCCTTGTGCGCAATCCCGACGTGCTGCGCAATCCCCTTATTAAGAAAGTCATGTTCAAGTTCATGTCGGCAATCGGCATGTCGCTCACCGAGTTGGAGGAGGTTGAAAGCGAATTGACGGATTTCCAGTCAGTGAACCCCACCGAAGTGGCACAAAAGATTGAAGGCACGACCCCCGCCAAGCGCGGGCGGCCGTCGTTGCAGGAAGCGGGGCAGGCTCGCGCGAGCTTGCAGCGTCAAATGTCGCTCGTATGATTTTGGATACCGACCAAAAATTGATTAAGACGCTCACGCTCTATCCAGAGTTTCCCGCGTTTGAGCGCGTGCTGCGCGAGCGGTTAGACGCGATTCGGGATGTGACGACCATTAACGAAGCGGGCAACGTGGAGGCGCAAACGCTTGGTAGGATTGCGGCGTACAAGGAATGGATGGATTTTTTTGAGGAATTAGATATACTAAAAGAGGCGCAAGAGACCAACCCGCAAGAGGACGCGAATAAGTGGCGGTAAAATCCGTCTTAAAGCCAGGGCTGGTATTTGAGACGGGATTCACCTCCATCATAAGGTCGTGAGTGGCGGGCACTCATCAACAACCCGTTCGTGCGCTGGGCACATCAACCCAGAGCGAGTTTACTGACATAACTCATCAAAATATGTTAGACGAACAGGACGAGAACCAGCACTCATCAAACGCTGGCGGGGAGGACGGCCTCGGAAATGATACGTCCAACGCGGGTGATGAGGATAACGCAGGCGGACAAAACGGAGGAGATGACACCGATGACGGTGAAGTCACTCCTGAAAAGTACGCCGCCCTCAAAGCCGAGAAGGACAAGCTGGTGGGCAGGACTAAATTCCTAGAACAGCAGATTGTCAAACACAAGAAAGATGTTCCTTCAAAAATCAAGGTCGAGGAGACATCTAAGGAGATTTCTTCCGTAGTGCAACGGATGGAAGCAATGGAGCAGCGTCAGTTGCTTCGGGACGAAGGGTATTCGGGAGACGAAATTGCCCTCATAGTAAAGATGGGAGGCAAGGACTCTCTCGATAAAAACCCCGTCGTCAAGAAAGCGATTGAAGTTATGCGCCAGGAGAAGAAGTCGAAAGACGCTTCCCCCGCTTCATCCCCCAAGTCCCCCGTGTACCAAAAGTACACCCAGGAAGATTTGGGCAAAATGACTTCGGCTGAACTCTCTAAGATTCTTCCTCACGCCGAAGTGTGACCATTGACATTTTACCTGTCTGGTTCGCTCGGTCGTGAGCGAAGCTAGACTGTATGGCTTCTACTACAACTGGTTTGACCCAGTTGATGAGCACATACTACGACAAGCGTTTCCTTGAACGGGCAAAAGCGGCCATCACATTCGATTACGGTGCCGACGTGAAGAAAAGGCCTCGCAATCAGGGTAAGACCGTGAATTTCACGCGCTTTACTCCGCTTGCAGCGCAGACTACGGCTTTGACCGAGGCGACAAACCCCTCGGAAGTGGCGATGACGGCAACGACCGTCTCCGCCACCGTCGCGGAATATGGCGCGTTCACCAAGGTGGGTTCTCTCTTTGACCTTACGTCCATTGACGAAAGGCTGGAGGAACACACTGACGTGCACGCCATAAACGCGGCAGAGACCGTTGATATTCTCACGCGCAACGAATTGAGTTCTGGCGCGACTGCTCGTCTCGCCAATGGACGCGCGGCTCTTACTGACATCACCGCCACTGACATTCTCAATGGCATGGAAGTGAGGAAGGTCGTGCGTACTTTGAAGGCGAACAAGGCAATGCGTTTCTCCAATGGGTATTTCCGCGCCATTGTTCAGGAGTTTACCGCCTATGACCTCATGGGCAACTCCGAATGGCTTGACGCTTCTCGGTACGTGAGTACCGACGCGACCATCAAAGCGGGAATGTTGGGCAAGTTTGCGGGCGTGGAGTTCGTTGAATCCAATCAGCACTCCACCGAATCCTCAACCGTCACGGTCTATCACAACATTTTCTGCGGTGCGCATGGCTACGGTGTCGTTGACATCGCCAGCATGAGCGAACCGAAGATTTACGTGAAAACCCCTGGCGAGCAGGATACGTCAAACCCGTTAAACATGTTCTCAACCGTTGGCTGGAAGGTGACGTTCGTAGCAAAAGTGCTGAACTCGACGTGGGTCATCAACTTAAAAACTGGAGCAACGGCATAAACTGTTGCTACGGCTTAATCGGCTTGGGGGGAGGAGTCCCTGCGAATCTTCCCAAGTCGAGCAGGGGCATTAAGCTATGCGTATTGAAGATTTCGAGATAGAACTTAAACAACTTAACGCCGATTTGACGATACAAGTAAATCCCCACATCCCCGCGATGGCGGGCGTGTACTTCAAGGGAAAATTCCTATGCGCGTGTCCTGCGGGTCAGATTTTTGACGAAGTTCACGATGGATATGGAGTCGAGGGTTTTAATGGGCGCATGATTACTCATCGTACCAGACCCAAGGTGTTGCAAATCGTCAAAGACATTCTCGTGAAGATGAAAGATTCCGATTATCTGGACGCGCTGTTCGGCACGGGGGCGTACAGTGATGAAAAACTCGGCAATCCCAAAAAAGCCATATGACCCGTCGCAAGAAAATTTTGATGATTTACACCGATTGGGCGGTGAGCAAGGAGAGAGAGAAGAAAAATGCTTACGGCGGGTGTGGGTACTATCGGGTGATAAAACCTGCACAGTATCTTCGGCGATGGTTTGACGTGGACGTGTGTGGTGACGTGCGGCGAAAGTTTGGCACGACCGCAAGTGAGGTGTGGCCGAAGGTGTTTGGCGAATACGACTTGGTGTGGACGCGCTATATTGAAGTTCCTCGCGCCGCCAGCAATCTTCTCGCTTGCGCCGAGTATTTCAACAAGCCAGTGCTCATTGATATAGACGATAATTACCGCGCGGTGACTGACCCGCAATCAAATGCCTATGATGTGTATAAAAAAGGGGAGGAACCGCGTTATGGTGTGGACGCTCAACTGTCGCTCTGTAGCGGCGTGACGGTGACGACCAAGCCCTTGAAGAAAGTTCTCTCGCGTTGGAATAAGCGCATATTCGTATTGCCGAATTGCTGCGATGTCGCCGATTGGCCGTTGCAAAAACGCACCTACGCCGATGGCAAGGTGCGTGTCGGGTGGGCGGGTTCAGTCACGCACATGCGCGACCTGCGCATGATACAAGAGGTATTTCGCTGGCTCTTGGAAAAATATCCGCATGTCGAATTGCACCTTATCGGCGGCATACCGATTCAACTAAAACCAGAGGTCTACTCCTGGATTGGGGGACACGTCAACCGCCTTGTCTTGGCGGGCGGCACGTCGGGGTGGGAGGGGTTCCCGAATCTTTTGGTAGAGCACGGTCTCGATATTGGCATTGCTCCGTTGGCGCAGGACGCATTTAACACATGCAAGTCTCACATCAAATGGATGGAATACTCCATGCTGGGTATTCCCACCATAGCTTCCAAGGTGTATCCTTATCACAAAAGGGTGCAGTGGACGCGGACGATTCAACACGGCAAGACTGGCTTTATCGCGGAGAGCGTGGATGATTGGAAGCGGTATCTGAGTCTCATGGTCGAAAGCAGGACGGAACGGCTGAAAATAGCCAAGCAATCCTACGAATTTATAAAAGGTCACTGGCAATACTCCAGCCACATTCATAAGTGGAGGCAAGTAATTGAAAAATTTATTTAGTGATATGGCTACTGAAATTACTACTGGCTTATCTCCCATTCTCGCGCCGTCGGTTGCCCGCACCGCTACGGGCGGAGGCGAAATATACGATACGGGAGAGGCGAAAGAATTTGTGGTGACGCTTGATGTGTCTGCGGCAAGCGGCACGACTCCTACGCTCGATGTGAAATTGCAGCACTCTGCCTATGATTCCGTGTATCAGGACTTGAGCACCGCGTTTACGCAAAAGACCGCCGTCTCGAAAGAAACGAAAGTGTTTACCCAATTCCACCGTTACGTGAAGGCGACGTGGACGATTGGCGGCACGACTCCCAGCTTTACCTTTTCCATAAAGGGAACGGCGAGAAAATAGCGTATGCAATTCAACGACACAGGCGCAAACAAAAATGGGCTGATTCAGCACTGCGAGACGTTGCTGGATTTGCCGTTGGCGGAAATTTCTGGCGATACGACCAAGCTCGCGCACTTCACGCGCCTGATTAACATTGGCTACCATAAAATAGCCATTTTATTGTGGAACAAATCTGGTTCGTGGGAATTCGATGATTCCAACAATACCGATTTTCCGATTGCCAGCACGAACATGCTGGATAGCCAGCGCGACTACGCTCTTCCCTCCACCGCGTTGAAAATGTACCGCGCGAGCGTAAAGCAAACCAATGGGGAATACAAGCGTCTTGAATATCTTGATGAGCAGGATTTTGAAACTGGTCTGCATAATGAGACGAAAGGATTTCCCACGCATTACTATCTTTTCGGAGATTCCATTTGGCTTTTCCCCAAGCCGTCGTCCACAGAGGTGACCCTCGCCAGTGGATTGCAGTTGTGGATAGCCCGAGAAGTTACGGAATTTACTACGGGCGACACTACGAAAGTTCCTGGATTTCCCACGCCTTTTCATCATATTCTCGCTCTGTATGCTTCGTTTGTGTACGCTTCGGTGAAGGGTCTTTCTATGGTAAACTCATTGAAGGAGATGTTGTTCGGTTCCGAGCTTCCAGAGCTTGCGGAATTCGAGGAGGTGAAGAATAGGGATGAGAAAATTGTCATACGCGCCGCCACAATGACGCGCGGGTCGTATACTTAAAGGTCGGGGATAGTAATGTTTTGACTTACACTTTATGTTTAAGCTCAAAGAAAAAATACGGGACAGTATCGGTGTAAAAGGATTCTACCGTCTACAAATTACCGAAAATAAGAAGTCAGGTGAGACGAAAGTTGTGGGCGATAGCGGATGGTTCAAAAACGCCGTGACGAATGACGGGTTCGACCAGTACCTTGTGCGGCTGATTGGCGCACAGGCTTCTTCCAAACAAATCAGCCATGTGGCACTTGGCACGGGTGGTGCGCCTGCCGCGACCGATACGACGCTTGCGGGTGAAATCACTCATGCGTCGAACAGCCGCAAGGCCGTGACCGCTTCTTCGGTGTCGTCCAAAACGCAGCGGTTCACCGCGACGTTTGCTTCTTCCGATTCGTTCGTGACCGCAACGGCGAACATCTCGAACATCGGGCTGTTTCAACAGTCGAACACGAACACGGCAACGCTGTTCGCGGGCAATACGTTCACGTCGTCCGCGCTGGCCACGAACCAGAACGTGAACATTACTTACGAGATTCGGTTCTCATAATCAATAAGCGTATGAGCAGGGACATACAGGCGATTCTCAAGGAACACAACTTGGGAATCAAGCTCGATATTGGTTGCGGAGCGAATAAACAGGCGGGTTTCGTGGGCATTGACCTGCGCGACCTGCTAAGCGTTGACATCGTGCACGATGTTGAATCCTACCCTTGGCCACTGCCTGACGAGTGCGTCTCGTTTGCAGTGGCCTCTCATTTGGTGGAGCATATCAATCCCGCCAAAGGCATATTCCTCGGTTTTATGAATGAGGTGTGGCGGGTGATGAAGGTGGGCGGACAGTTTATGATTGCCCTTCCGTATGCGGGAAGTTTCGGTTATTGGCAAGACCCGACGCATTGCAATGGCTGTAATGAGGCGACGTGGGCGTATTTTGACCCCGAACATGCGAGCGGTCTTTATAACATCTATACGCCGAAGCCGTGGAAGATTAACCAGAATGTCTGGCAAATTAACGGCAACATGGAAGTAGTGCTGGAGAAGCGAAGGGAGGCCAAAGTATGAACAAAAAGCACATTCCCTTCATTCATAAAGCGCATATCAACACGGGCGAATGGACGCGGCGCATACTTATCGGTACGCCCTGCACAGGGCTGGTGCGTATGGAATGGGTGCTGGCGCGGTACGGACAGATAATTCCCGCGAATTGGTCGCACGTTGACCAAATCCAATGGATGAACGCTTATGCGCCGATTCGCTACATGATTGCCGACGCGCAGAATATCATCGTGAAGTCGGCGGTTGAGGAAAAATTCGAGTGGCTGTTGTTGCTTGAGCAGGATAACGTATTGCCGCCCAATGCGTTTATCATCCTGAACGATTACATGCGAAAAAAGACCGTCCCCGTGGTAAGCGGCCTTTATTTCACCAAGAGCGTGCCTGCCGAACCGCTTGTCTATCGCGGCAGGGGGAACTCCTACTTTACCGATTGGAAGTTTAACGATAAAGTATGGGTAGACGGCGTGCCGATGGGAACCACGCTGATTGATGGCAAACTTTTGAAGGCCATGTGGGATGAAGCTGAGGAATACACGGTTAATCACGTCAAGGTGCGTCGCGTGTTTCGCCAGCCAGATTCTTATTGGCAAGACCCGCAATCGGGAAGTTACGAACGCACGACAGGCACGACCGACCTTGATTGGTGCACCCGTGTTATCAAAGGTCATTATTTTGGAAAATCGGGTTGGAAGGCGTATGAGAAAAAGAAGTATCCCTTTCTGATTGATACCCGTATTTTCGTAAGGCACATAGACCAAAATGGCGTTCAATATCCTATCGAAATTCCGCGAGAGTATCAGCCGAGCGCGAACTGGAAGCCAAGAGTGTAGCGCGTGCGAGGCGGCGAAGCGCGAGGATGAGGAGGAAGCGATGAAAAAATCGCCTCCTGATTTGGGCGTAAGCGTGAATGAGGAAGTCGGACTTAAAGATAAGCTCGTATGAAATCTCTTTCCGTATGCGTGCATGAAAGCGTGCGCGTGCGCGATATAACCATATTCGGCACAAAAGTTCATTTGGCAATGGATAGATTCTTTTTTCGTTCAAACCGCGCACACATTGCAAAAGGTTTGAGTATACTATTTGCAGGAGTGCAGTCATTCAGCAATCCTCCGAATAGCGAGTTTATAATTCATTTTGCACAGCGCACAACCGCGTAAGGCGGTTGCGCGTTTTTAGTTTATGGCGCGCAGATACGTTTCAGGATTTGAATTTAATTCAACGACGGCGGGTCACGAGTTTGACCAGCTTACTGGCACTCCTTCTATCGTGACTACAATCGTTCATTCGGGAACGTATGCTTTGCGCTGCAATGCAAGCAATCAATACGTGAGGAAGCAAGTAGAGTCGTCTGCGGGAACAGGACAGCAATACTTGAAAATTTCTCTCTACATTGCCGCGCTTCCTACCACGAGCTTCGTAGAAATTATGGGGATGGGTTCTTCAGGTGCTCGTACCGTGACTGTCGGTCTTGATTCCAATGGTAAACTCGGCATTTACAGTGCAGGAACATTGCAAGGCTCAGTGGGAAGCACCGCCCTAAGCACGGGGCAATGGTATACCGTGGAACTTTTGGGCGGGTACGGCGCGAGCACCCAGCGAGAAATAAAAGTGGACGGCGTTTCTTACGTCACCGCGACCTTCACGAACTCGACGGCCTGGAACTACATCGAAGTAGGGCTTCGCGGTACAGCGAATAGCGCAGACCTCTACATTGACGATGTAGTTCTTGATAACTCGGCATACCCAGGTGCCAGCAATCTGGTAATGCTGAAACCAAATGCGGCTGGGGATAACGCGGAATGGACTCCTTCTACAGGAAGCAACTATGCGACGGTGGATGAAGTCGGTGTGGACGACGCGGATTACGTGAGCACGACCGTAAGCGCGGAAGTTGATTTGTACAACATGGAGGCGATGCCAGAAACGCCCGAAAGTATCAATGCAGTGTATTTCGGCGTGCGCCAGAAAATAACCAACACTTCTTTCTCAACCATAAAGATACGGGTGCGCGACAGCGGCACGGACAGCGACAGCGCGGCAATGCCAATGGCAACCATCGCCGCGTTTAAGACGTTTCCCGACGGCTCGTTTTCAGACCAAAATTATGTGGAAATGCACCTGCTCACGACAAAACCGTCGGGAGGCGCATGGACGGAAAGCGCAGTGAACGCAATGCAGGTGGGTATCATATCCACCATTTTGTTTACCAATACCTGCACGGTTTCAAAGTTGTGGGCGTATGTCGAGTATATTCCCGTGACAGTCTACACCATCAACGTCTCTGACTCCATCACAGTCGCGGAAAGCATAACAGTCGCCCAGGTCTATACCCTCAAACCTTTTGATTCTATTACCGTATCGGAATCAGTGAACGTCGCGCAAGTTTACGCGCCGAACATTTCAGATTCCATTACCGTAAGCGAATCAATTACGGTGCGGGCGGACATGAATTCAAATATCTCAGACGCGATTGCCGTGACCGAGAATATTATCATGCTCATTACGAAATTTGTGAGCGTGAATGACGCAATCACGGTATCCGAATCGGTGAACGTCGCCCAGGTCTATACCTTGCAGCCGTTTGATTCTGTTGCTGTTGTCGAATCAATCACCGTCGCTCTGGCGCAGCAGATAAGCGTGAATGACGCAATCGTAGTGAGCGAAGCGGTCACGATGTTGGTGACAAATTTCATAAATGTGAATGACGCGGTTTCTGTGATAGAAAGCGTGACCACGCTGGTGACGAGTTTTATAGATAAGAGCGAAGCGATAACGGTCACAGACGCGCCGAACGTCGCTCTGGCGCAGCAAATAAGCAAGAGCGAAGCGATAACTATTTCAGAATCAATCACCGTCCGCGTGGACATGAATCCGAACGTATCGGATTCCGTCACGGTCGTAGACTCTCCCACCGTCGCTCTCGTTCAACAAATCAATAAAAATGAATCCATCACGGTGGATGAATTCATTGACCTTGACTTGAATTATGCGCTTTCGGTTTCAGATACGGTCACCGTTGTAGACGCACCGAATGTCGCTCTCGTTCAACAAATCAATAAAAATGAATCCATCACCACTGTAGATTCTCCTAATGCCGCTCTGGCGCAGCAGATAAGCGTTTTTGATTCTATCTCTGTCGTAGAGTTTCACGCGGCGGGAATTGAAGGCATTGAACTTTCTCCAAGCGTATTCGACGCAATCACGGTCTTAGAGAGCGTGACGGTTCGGGCTGACATGAATCCAAATCGGTTCGAGGCGGTGACAATAAGCGAAGCGGTTACGATGTTAGTGACGAGCTTCGCAGACAAAAACGACGCAGTAACGGTCGTTGACGTGCCCAATGTTACGCAAGTTTATACACTTGCTCCTTCTGATTCCGTCACGGTCGTAGACTCTCCCAACATCGCTCTGGCGCAGCAGATAAGCGTGAACGAATCCTTCACGGTCACGGAGAGCGTGACCATGCTGGTAACGAATTTCATCAATGTGAGTGACGCGGTTTCCGTGACTGAATCGGTAATCTTTGTTGTGGTAAAACTAGTGAATGTATTTGACGCGATAACGGTTGTTGACTCGCCGAGCCTCACGCATGAGTTGAATGTTAATTACTGGTTCATGGCTGATTTCGAGGGGGTGTTGGACGGATTCGCATTGAATTGCGGCGGTATACCGACGAGCAGTTATGATACGGGAATTCACGCTGCGGAACAGTCAATAAAATTGTGGGCAACGGGAGGGGACGGCCTGGCCTGTATGCACAAGAAGATTCCCAGCGGAATCACGGCGGGCGATGTATTGTACTTTTGGTCGAAGGGCTATTCTCGTTTTCAGATTTGGAACTCAACTTTAGGTTCAAGAATACCTGGCACAGTGACGCGGGTGAAAACTGGCGCGACCTATAGCGGCACGAGCACGCTTCTCTACAGTGTTTTTAACGGCGGCGCGTCGTTTACGGATTGGGAACTGTTCAAATTTGTTCCCAGCGCAACTAATACGACTGATGTCATTCGTCTTTATTTTTATGCGAACGGCGTGGTGGGAGAATCAAATGCCGCGTGGTATGACAAAGTTTCTCTGTATGACCATTCCGAACCTGTTATTGTAACTGAGAGTGTAACCTTGCTTGTCACGAATGTCATTAGCGTATTTGACGCGATTACCGTTGTAGACTTTCCTAATGCCGCTTTGGCGCAACAAGTGAGCGTAAGCGACGCAATCGCGGTCACTGAGGCGATAACGGTACGAAGCGACCTGAATCCGAATGTTTCTGATTCTATCACGGTGAATGAAGCGGTCACGATGTTGGCGACGAGCTTTATAGATAAGAGCGAATCCATCGCCATCGTAGACGCTTCCACCGTTACTCTCATTCAACAAATAAGCGTCTTTGATTCCATCGCAGTTTCGGAATCGGTGAACATCACGCAAGTCTACACCATCAATGTTTCTGATTCTGTCGCGGTCGCCGAAAGTTTCAGTCTGGTCTATTCGCTTGGCGTAAGCGTATTTGAGGCAATAGTGGCAACTGAATTCATTGACCTTGACTTGCATTGGTCGGTGTCGGTGGCTGATACCATCACGGTAACCGAATCGGTGACGCTGATTATACCTATCCTGCTTATCAATGTATCAGACTCGATTGTCGTGTCTGAGAGCGTGACAGCCTATGCGGGATGGGTGTTTCAAACTAAGTCTGCCGCCGCGTCCTGGTCGAGCGCGTCAAAATCAACGAGCGGATGGGATTTTCAAGACAGGTCAAGTTATCGCACTTGGTAATGTATGGCTACCATATTTTCAGAAGATTTTAACCGCGCCGATTCTAACACTGTCGGCAATGGTTGGGGCGAGGAAGAAGTCGCCGCAGGAGACGCGAAAATCGTTTCCAACAAGCTCGCGCTGCTTACGGCGGACGCGGCGGTCATCCACCGTTCTCCGCCTGCGGGACAATACAAGAGCATTATCATCCGTTTCATTGTCGAGTTTGACACCGCGTCTGGCACGGGCGGCGTAGCGGTGCGTTATAGTACGGGCGGCAGGAATGTCCATTCGGGAAGTCTCGTAATAGACATAAGTACGAATGGAACGACAGGAACTCTTAATGTGTTGGATGATGGCGTAAGCAAGGGGTCGTTCACGAAAGCTCTCGCTACCGCCACGCAGTATAACGTGCGATGGGACATCCATCCCGACCATTCGATGGACGTGCGGTTGTGGCAAGTGGGCAGCGGAGAGCCTGCCTCGCCTGATTTGACCATTGCCGCCTTTACTCCCGCAAACACGGATACGCTGTGGGCAATCGGCAATCGCAATGGCATACGGTTCGATTCGTTCACTGTGGATGAATTGTTCGAGATTTTTGACCCGCAGGTGGTGACGGTGACCGATGTTCCGAACGTCGCTCTCGTATTGCAAATAAGCGTGAATGAGACGATAGCCGCCGCCGATGTTCCTTCGTTGGCCATCGTCACTTCCATAACTATCAGCACTTCAGATTCTATTACGGTAAGCGAGGCGGTGACAATCTTGCAGCAAAATCTTTTTGTGAGCGTATTTGACAGCGTAGCGATTGCGGAATCAACGTCCTTAAATGTACCAGGATACTCCTATGCCGTAAGCGTCAATGACGCAATCGCGGTCGCGGAGTCAATGACTGTGCGCAGCGACCTTAATCCGAACAGGAACGATACGGTTTCGGTGGTTGATTCTCCTATAGTGAGCGTCGTTCATCAAATTTCTCTATCTGATTCAATAGCGGTAACTGAGTTTATTGACATAGACCGAGGAGACGTATTGCGCGTTTCGGTCAACGATTCCATCGTTGTAACCCTTGCAGGCGCGATGATTGCCAGTCCTCCCTATCAAAAACAGTCAAAAAATACTACAATATGGTCATCAGGAGCGAAACAAACGTCAAGTTGGTCATTTATGCCTTCAAGCGACGAGTAGACTATGGCAATAGTACCCATCACCATTCATCAAATTCTGGGCGGTTGGTCGCCAAGCGAGAATTTCGGTTCTCCAGGACAATTCATCGCGTCCCTTGGCGTTGACCCTGAATTGCCCAAAAACGACTCTGATAAGACGATTTCTGGTCTTATTCGCCCTACGGCAATGGCTAAATTTTCTGCTACAACCGTCACGGGCGCACCCATGTGGATAATCCCCAATCCTGTGGACGCTGATAAGAACTTCGTGTATGCGACGGACGGAAAAATCCACTTGATTACTTCCGCTCTGGCTATGGGCACGGACGTGGCGACGCTTGCCACGGCTGGCGGTAACGGCGCGGCATATTACAAAAACTTCGGTTATTTTGCGCGAAACACGGACATTGCGCGGTATCGCGCAGACGGCGCGGTCGCCATAGATACGTCATTCTGGGTGACTACCTTGGCAAAAACCGCACTGGCGAATAAGGCTTATCCCTCCATTCGCGGCGTTGCCATCCCCAATCACGCCATGCACGTCCATCCCTCCAACAGCCGCCTGTATGTGTGCGATGTGGATTCCGACGACAAAGGCTGTCTCCACATGATAAATACCAAGAAAGGAACAGTAGAGGGGGACACCAATGACACGACTACGCCATCGGCGTATAAAGCAATAAGTTTCGGTTATAAAGAATACCCCGTCGCGCTTGACTCGCTGGGAACGCAACTGGTCATCGGCTGTATCAACAGCGTAAACGCGAGCGTGATGAACTCCAGGGCGTTCTCAATTATTATTTGGGACACGACTTCAAGCACGTATCAATCAGTAGCGCACCACTATGCCGACCCGCTCGTGACGGCGGTGAAGAACGTGAATGGAGTCATCTACGTGTTTTCTGGCACGGCAAACGGAGGGTGCAGGATTTCGTATCTCTCGTCATCTCACTCTTTGAAGCAGATTGCGTATATTCCCAACGCCGCCCCGCCATTCGCGGGCGCGACGGATTCATGTTTCGAGCGCGTCATTTTTGGCGGCTTCACGACGATACCCGAAGATACGGGCTGCTTATTTGCGCTCGGCTCAAAGGAGTCTCGCATGGGATTGGGCGTGCACAACATCTATAAAGCGAACGTGGACGCGGGAAGCAATCCTATCGTCACCTGCGCCAAGTATCTTGAACTTACTTCGCATAAAGGAATACAGCCCGTTATTGGATGGAAGACGGGAACGGCGCAGGGTCTTGATAAAACAAGCACCACGTATGGCACCTGGTATTTGTGGAGCGAGCGGTTCCGCATAGGACAGGAATTCACCATCAAGAAAATCGTCATCCCGCTTGCTCAAGCGGTCGCGGCGAACATGACTATCACTCCTAAAATCTATACCGACCAGGGACTCGTAAGCACCGCGCTGCGGGCAATCAACAACACTAATTTCAGTGGATTAAAACAGGCGGTCTTTAACGACCCCGTGAAAGGCAATAACGATTTCTACCTTGAGTTGAAAGGCACGGGCACGGTTCTGTTGACGGTCTCCGTGCCGATTAGAATTTTAGTTGACGTGCATGGCCAATGAATTCACTCAATTTTATCTCCCCACCAGCCAGCCGCTAAGCAACATAATTCCCGTCGGCGGCGATTCGGTGATTGCGAGCGGCGGACTCACCTCGCAGAATTTCGCGCAGGGAAAATCTGGTTTCAAATTCGGGTATGACGGCGAAATCGAGATTAACCTTGAAAGCGGCAAGCTGCGCGTGGCGGGATATGACATCATCGGCAACCTTTATAATTTGATGGCGGACGGCAGCGACGGCGATTACACGCTGGACGCGAGCCAGGCAGCCGTAACAAATTTGTTCAGCAAGTCGGGCACGACATTCACGCTGTTGCGCGACGCATATTTCGGCACACTTATCCTTCCCGTCGGATTCACGCTCAAAGGCAATGGATTTTTCCCGTTCTTCAAGACCAAATTTTTGTGCGATGGCGATTATAACACGAACGGAAATAATGGCGGCAATGCCAGCGCGGAAACGGGCGGCGCGGCGGGAGCGGTCGCATTTGCCGACGCGACGCTGTTCGGCGGCAAGGCGGGCAAGGCGGGCGCGAATGGAAAAGTGGATACCGAGGGCAACGGTACGGCGGGCACGACAGGCGATAACACTACCTCATCCTTGATTAACGCGGCAGGCGCGTATGGCGGCAGGGGAGGCAATCCTCCCGTTACGTATTCTGGCGGCGCAAGAGGAAGCGGAGGCACCACTACGATAGCCAAATCACAGCCCCGCGTGCTCGTCTACGGCTTCCTTATGCGCGATTTGGCCACCGCAGCCCTTACGTACTATCAAATGGCGGCAGGGGCTGGTTCTGGCGGCTCAGGAGGGCTTTCTGACACGGGTGGGGGCAATAAATCAGGCGCAGGAGGCGGTTCTGCTTCTTCGGCGGGCGTATTGGCCTTTGCCGCCAAGGAACTCGCGGGTAGCGGCACTATACGCGCGGTAGGAGGCATAGGAGGCAATGGCAGTGCCACGTCGGGCGGAGGAGTCCGTGCGGGCGGCGGGGGAGGAGCAGGAGGCGGCGCGGGCGCACCTATCGCGGCGTTCTATAATAAAAAAACAGGCACGGTGACATTCAGCGTCGCGGGCGGTATAGGCGGTACGGGCGGCGCGGGTTCTGGCGCGGGCGAGAACGGTGAAAACGGACAGGATGGCGCGGCGGGCATTGCGTATGAGTTCCAAATTTAGTTTAATTAAGCTATACCTTTATGCCAAGCGTAAAATTATACTATAAGAATCCCACGACAGGAAAGGTGACTCCCAATGATGTCAGCCCCATTGATGTGAGTTATTGGAAAAGCCAGGGATGGACGGATACGCCGCCTGCTCCTGGAATAACTCCTGCGCCTGTTGCTCCGCCTAAAAGCGGCACGCCTTCGGCCGTTCCTTCACCGTCGTCGGTTCCTGCGGCGATTCCCGCCGTTCCCGATTCAGTTCCCGTCGCTCCACCTCCTCCCGTGGAGCAAGCCGCGCCGCCTTCTTCGGGACAGGGCATTAAAGTGAGCCAGCCTGGCGCACCGACGCTCATTGAGCGCGTCATCAGCACGCCAGGGTCGCTGATTGCGAATGACGCTTACGTGCAAGGCGTGGTGAAAGCGATTACGGGAACACCCGCTACTAAAGAACAGCTTGCGCAATACGTCGGCAAGAGCGTGGACGAGGTGAAAAAGGGACTGATTCCTGCGTCGCTTTTAGGCAATAAGATTGACGTGACTAAGCCAGTTGAAATCTCGAATCTTGGAGGGACAGTGCCCCCTCCTCCTCCCGCGAAGATTGATTCGGACGAGTCATTCCGTGATTCATTTGTGAATTTTGTGCGAGACCTCCTTCCGAAAATGACCACGGCGTTTTCGCAGCAAAGCAAAGCGGAGAAAAGCCTTGAAGGACGTGAAGGGGAATTGGAAAAATTGTACGCAAAGGCGGGGATATTAGGTGAACGCCAACTTGCGCTGGAAGAAAAATTCAAAGTGCCAGAGTTCATGCAAAAGGCGGAAGAAAAGGCTCTGGAAATCCAGCAGCGCGTGGCGGAATATGATGAACTTCAAACGAGGGTGCAAGGCCAGCCTGGCGTGGTATCGAGTTTGATTACGGGTGAGGTGGCGCAACTGCAACGCCAGAAAGCCTCGGACATCGCCGTGCTCTCGGCGCAGCACGCGCTCCTGCAAGGCAGGTTCACCACCGCGACTTCCCTGGTTGACCGTGCGTTAAAAATCGAATTCGGCGACCTGGAACGGCAGATAGACATCACCAAGGAATTCATCAATCTTAATGAAAAGACGGTTGACCGCGAGGACAAGCGCAAGATGGACATGCTGTCGCTCATCACGAATTACGAAAAAGAATTACTCGACCAGCAGAAGGCAGACCGCGACCAGAATTACAAGCTGATGATTGAAGTGGCCAAGCAGGGAGGCGACCCTGATGTGATTGACGTGACCGCCGACCCCTCCGAGAACTTGAAGGCTGCGGCTCCTTTTATCGCGCAGTCTGCGGTGGAATTCAAAATCATTGACGATGAGATAAAGGGCGTGAAAAAGCTCATCGGCTACAACGCGAAAGGTGAAATCGTGCGTGAGACGGTGTTGGGCGGCATTAAGGCAAAAGGAGGCGCGGGTGACGGGGGAGACGGCGGGAAGGTTACTCCCGAACTTCTCGCGGAAGCGCAAGCGTGGGCGCGTATCATTAAAGATAATCCCAATTACGATATTGAATCCGTGCCTTTGAAGCCTGAGGGCTTGCGCACGCAAGCGATGTTAGAATTGGAAAAGCTGGTGGCTACGGAAAAAATGACTGACGTTTCGCAGGATAAGGTGGAGGATACGTATATCGAAAATACGAAACAGGGCATATCTCTGCAAGAACAAATCGAGTCAATCCATGTTAATCCCACCATACGAAACAAGGAACAAGCTATTAAATGGATGGTTGCGCGGGCGCAAACTCCCGTGTACAAAAATATAAGCGAGAAGGAAATAATAGAAAAAGGCAAAGAAATTTTGCCTAAATTTGGAGAAGCGTTTGGGGGAGCATCGGAAGAAATATTCGGCGCACCCGCTCGCGCGGCAGTGAATTTTTTTGATAAACTGTTTGCGAAATAAATATGGCGAATCTTTTTGACCAATCATTCGCGCCCGACAAGAAACAGCCGTCTCGCGCTCCCCAGCCCTCCGTAAAAAAGGGAGGGAATCTTTTTGACCAATCATTTTCTCCCACGCCTTCAACTTTGCCGCGCGTGAAATCTCCCGAACTGCGGACGCTGAAAGGGCTGGAGAAGCAGGCTGATTTCGCAGGCATGAAGGAACGCGCTGATAAGCTCATTCAGAATAAAGGAGAAGACCCTAAAGTAATTTTTAGCGGCGGGGTGGTATCCGATATTTTCGACGGTTTGAACATTTTGCAGCACGGCGTGACGGGAATCATCCAAGGTAAAGGGTTCGCCAAGGGCATAAAGACGCGGGCGAGCTTCTCCGACAAGGACGCGCTCGGCAAGAGCGGCGTGCCTGGCATGATAGCGGGAGTGGCATTGGACATTGCCGTAGACCCGCTCACCTACATAGCACCGTTCACCGTTATCAAAAAAATTCCTGGCGCAGTCAAAGTGTTGAAAGCGGCGAAGGCTGCGGGAGCGGGCATAAAGGTTCCCTTATCGGGAGGAAAAACAATCGGAGAATTCCTCGGCAGGGGATTCATTTACCGATTCGGGCAAGACCCCATTTATAAAGAAATGGCGGAGCGGAACGACCGCAATCTCGCGGTGGGATTCCAAAACATGATTGAACTCGCCAAGCCTCTTACTTCTCTCGACGCGAAAACGCAGCGCAAAATAGCGGAATTCAGAAAATCAGGCAAGCTCGAATCCCTGCCGAAAGACCTGCTCGCTAAAGCCAAGCCCGCGTTTGACGAACTCGACCGATTGGGGAATGAAGCGGTTAAACTCGGCTTGCTCTCAAAAGAAACCTATGAAGAAAACGTGGGACGCTATCTCGCGCGTTTGTACCGCAAACACGAGATTCCTGGCGGCCTGGCGGACGAGATTAAGACCATGTTCGACTCTAAGGCCATCCGCGCCGCCCGCGACCGTTTTATGAAGCGCAAGGACATTCCTGAAGATTTGCGCATGGCAATGGGAGAAATCATGGAGGCGGGGTATCCTACCGCCAAATCGCTTATCCAGTTGACGCAAGCGATTGAGCGCACGAAGTTTTTTAACGAAGTCGCCAAAAAATTCGCCAGCGATTACGCGCAGGAAGGCATGAAACGCCTGCCTGCGGGAGCGCGGGGAATTCTCACCTCTGCGGGCGCGGAAAAAATAGGCATGTTCAAGAAATTAAAAAATCTCAACAAAGAACTGGAACCTCATTTGAGAGAACTTAGCTCTACATTCAGGCAAGACAAGAAGTTTCTCACCGAACTGCGCGGCATGAAAAGGGAATTGAAAAATCTCGGCAAGACGCAGCGCGATGAGTTTGCCAACTTCTTTGCGAAAGGGCAGGCGGTCGAGAAAATAGTTCCTGGCGTGAAGCGAATCGGCACGCTGCCGCATCGCTTGGAACGCCTGCGCGGCGTATTGAACAAATACAATACGTTCGCCGACGTGCAGGCGAACAAATCACTCGCTTCCCAGCTGGAAAAATTCGAGGCGGGAGGACATCTCGAACGCGCGGGGTTTTCCAAAGCGGAAGATTTGTTCGATTTCGTGAAACATCCGTTCAAGATTACGCCCGCGAAAGAGACTTTGACGGTGGAATTCGGAAGCGCGAAGAAGCTCGTGAGCTTGCAGAGAAAAATAGAGAATCTTTTGGAAAAGAAAGAATTTTTGAGCGACGTGCAGAAAACCAGCCTGAACGACTCGATGATATTCCTGGAAAAAACCATCAATTCAATCCAGTTCCAAAAGGAAGGAATTGTGGATAAAATATCCCGCCTCCATTTGGGCGAGCTTGCGGGCAGATACGTTCCCCAACCAATATTCGATGACATTCAGCAAATCATCAAAGCGAAATCATGGGGGCAAAAACTACAGAGCCAGATTGTTGGCGGATTCAAATTCGGCAAGGTAGTGATGAACCCCGCGACGCACGCCCGCAACATCATGTCGAACTTCATCTTGAACGATTTTGAAGGACTTGCTCCCTGGCGGCTGGACATCTACGCGCGAGCGGCGCGTGAAATCGCTAAAAAAGGCGACCTCTATCAAGAAGCGAGAAAATTCGGTCTCGGTCTTGACACCTTAGCGGCAAATGAATTGAAAGATTTGCTCGTCGGCGCGAGGGGCAAGTGGTCGCAACGCGCGAAAAAAGCCATTGACAGCATGAGCAACATATATCAGAAAGAGGAGGAATGGGCGAAGATGGCGCAATACATATTTCAGCGCGTCTCGAAAGGGCTTGAGCCAGAACAAGCCTGGAAGATTGCCGAACGCGCCACCTTCAATTACGCGCAGGTCACTCCCATGATTCGCAAGATTCGTGAAAGCATTATCGGCTACCCTTTCATCACCTTTACCTACAAAGCCACGCCACAGGTCATCAAGACGCTGGGCACCAAGCCGCAAAAGCTCGGCAGGATAGGTAAAATAAAAAACGCGCTCGAAAACCAGGCGGACATTGCCGAACTCAATAAAGAACGCGCCACCGAACCCGCGTGGGTTCGTGACGGCTTCTATGTGCGCCTTCCTGTCAAAGATAAAATAAAGGTGGGAGGAAAAACAAAAGAGCGCAGCCTATATCTCGACCTTACCTACATCATCCCGTTCGGCGACCTGGTAAGCGGTGAATTTGTCCAGCGCGACATCAAGCGCGAAACGGGATTGCCTGAAGATGTGGTTACGTCGCAATTCAAGCGTTCCCCCGCGCTGAACCTCATCCGTGAAGTCGCCCGCAACCAGGATTTTTACGGCAATAAAATCTGGCGTGAAAGCGACACCACCGAAAAGCAGCTTGGCGACATGTTCAGACACATGGCCAAGACGTATTTGCCGCCCGCGATTGCCGACCAAATTCCAGGCGGGATACGACCGACGGGAGAACGGAGGGAAGGCACTATAGAGCGCGTTTTGAAGCAGGAGAAGGGCATTGAGGAGGGGGGCGTGCAAACGCGGACGCTCATGGAAGAAATGCTGCGCCAGGTGGGTTTGAAGATACAGCCAGTAGACATTGATTTGCAGGAGTCATTCGCTGACATCGAACGCCGCCGCGCCCTTGAAACATTCCTGAAAGAGAAGGGAATAATCAAAGAGTTCAAAGCACCATTCGTTCCCAAAGCGAAATAATATGGCCGTGAAGAAATACGAACAACTTGCGCAAAAGACGGTGCGTGTCGTGGAAAACAACACCAATGCGCTCAAAGAATTTTCTGCCTCTCAAAAGGAGATGTCGCAGAACGTAAACTCGACCATGAACATCATTCATCAAAGCCTCACGACGGTCATCTCCACCATGCAGGAGCGCGAGAAACTGCGCATGGAAGCGGAAGCGTCGCGGGAATCAGACGGCAAGACGCGGGAAAAGAATTATCAGAAGTACATAGTATGGCTGGTCATCATCGCCATCTTGCTTGCGGGCGGCGCGACAGTGTTTCAAATCGCCGCAATTTTGTCAAAAAGCACTTGATTATGTTCGTGACTGCTTTACTCTATACTCTTTCTTCGATGATGATTGCGGCGATGATAGTGACGTATGCCATCGCGTATTACTACAGCCGCAATCGTCTTATCATAGGATTTGTCCTGTTTTTATCGGCGACATTGATGGTGAGTTTTTCCGCTTCTTATTTTTACTGGACGGGATTTTTCGGCACGAATTCCATGATTCTGCCGTATCCCAGTTTCCGCACGGCGTTCCTGTTCTGCGCGACAACGTACTTGTTCGCGCAGACTTGGAAGCAGAACGGGAATTTAAGAAAATTTTAGTATGAAGTTCCTCAATCCTTATCACCCAGAACCAGTAATTAAGTTTACCCACATGCCCCTATCTGGCATGAACGCGCTTGGCGTATCTCAAGGATTCGGCCTTAACGGCGTGGCGTTTTATAAAGAAATGGGTATGCTCGGCCATAATGGCCAAGACTTGAAAATCAAGACCCAGAACAAAGACGCATGTTACGCCGTGTGTAATGGCATAATAGCCTCCGCGCAGATGTTCGGCGACGGCGGTTACGGCATTTATATCAATACGCCGCATTTTAAGTGGCAGGAACAGGAGATGTATTTGCAGGTAGTCTATTACCATCTCTACCCCCCTTTGGGGAGAAAGCAAGGCGAGCCTATCTTGGGAGGCGAAGAACTGGCGTTCTGCGACAATACGGGCAAGTACACCACGGGGGCGCACCTGCACTTCGGCGTTAAAGCGTTCTATAAGCGCGAGGACGGCGTATGGATTAAAGACGATACAAACGGTTTTAAGGGCGCAATCAACCCAGAACCGTTTTACGCGACTAAGGAATTCGAGCTGCTCCCCGTAGACACCCGTTACGGACGCGCGATTGATAAAATCGCGGAAGGGTACTGGAACGCAGTGCACCGCAAATACGCCGTCGGAAGGCTTGCCAAATACGGACGCAAGCTCGGCACGCGCGAATTCAACGGATTCGTATACGGCAAATGGGATATTGACACTATCTTGAATGACGCGCTGTTTGTCACGTGGACTATAAAACCCAAAAAATAAAAACCAACCCATGAGGTGAATCATGCTGCAACTTACGCAAGTCCATGCCCCGTATTGCGGCGGCACAATGGTGTGGAACCAGAAAAAGCAGGCATTCGTTTGCGAAAAATGCAAAGGCGAAGAAAAAGTCCAAGACATTATTACGAAATTCGTCAATGATGAAGTGCGCGTCCAAGACCGCGCGACAAAACCGACGGTCATTTGACCGCCTGCCTAAAGGGACTGTCACCGCTAACAGTCCCTTGCTATACTTAGCCTAAAGGTCGTACCTGTATTCAGTAACCGAAAGGAATTGCAATATGGATACTCCAATATGGAAAAAGGTCGCTTCATCCCGTCAATTTTGGACGATTGCGCTCATGTTTGTCGTAAACGGAATCGGAGCGATTCGAGAACTCATACCCTCCAGTTTGCTCCCCGTTATAGACGCTATTCTTGGCTTAGCTGCGGTTTATTTCCGCGTGAAGCCAAGACAATCATTTACACAATAGCTTATGTCTGGACACAAAGACAAGAAAAAGAGTAGTAAGAAGAAACCAAAGCCGTACTAGACGTGCCATCGTTTTTTGCGACAAGAAAAACAGGAAACCCCATTTTATTGGGGTTTTCTTTATTGGTCGGGTGTGGATAACCCCTAAACTCAATCTTGACAATGAGTGGACGACGTTAGAACCTAACACAAAACCGCCCTTTCATAAGGCGGCTATGCGCTATGTCACACATTGGAACCCTAAAACCACTATCATAATAGCATATATTTCATTTGATTGCAAGCGCGTAGAGGTCGCTTCCCTTATTTTTCACGTCTACGAACCCAAAACCAGCGCGTCGCAGGTCATGTTTGAGTTTCGAGGCGGTAAAACCGTTCTTATGATATTCGCCATCATGGCCTTGACTGCCATAGAGCGTTCGCAGCCATTTTTCATCTCCCTTCGTGGCGATAAATTGCCCGCACGCATACTCCAAATCAGGACAATAAATCTCCAGCTTGCCGACAGGCATGAGGACGCGGTGCCAGTCTGAAACAACAAACTCCCACTCGGCGCGGGAAAAATGTTCTATGCAGTGGGATGAATAAAGAGCTTCGATTGAGCCGTCGGCATACGGGAGCGGCGTGCGCAGGTCGTGGCGCACATCCGTGCCGCCAAGAAAGAAATCCACCGTAAGGTAATCGTCATGCCGATTCGTGCCGCCGCCAAGATTGAGTTTCATAGGTATATTTTCCTGCCGATGGTCTCGCACTCGGCTTCCGTGATTGACCGCATGGACGACCGCGCTTGGTATTCAAGCCAGTGCTCCACGTCCATAAGATAGCAGCACCTTCGTTTGCGCGGCTCGAAAAACATCACTACCACATACGCGCCCGCCTTCACCAGTGAAAAGCAATCGAAAGGCTTATAGCCCATCGCCATGTCGGAAATCTTAAACGCCAGCGTCCCCACCTTTACCCGACGGAGAGCTTGTGCTTGATGTTCCTGTAAAGCGCGGAAGGGAAGCCGTGGAGTTTTTGCCAGCTTCAGTTCGTAAGCCGCCGACCACGGGGCTTGAGTTTTCAGCCACGCCGTGAACAGGCTTTGAAATTGACGCTCGGTCATAGTATTCCCACACGGGCATGATTTGACGGCACTTATCACAGTGTCCCATGTGCATACGGCCGATGTCAATCGCCGTTACGGCGGGATTCGCGGCGCATTGTTGGCAGAGCCAGAGAGATTTCATATTTGCGGTACTTTAATTTTTCCTTGCATGGCGGCGATGACGAGCAGTTCTTCGGGCTTGATTTCAAAGTGTTCCAGCGCGGCCAGGAAGGCCATGACGATTTGCGTTTTACTGACTTTGGCGGCCACAATCTGTATGGCGCATTTCTGCATATCCGACATATCCACCGCTACGATGAGACCAGGATTCTCTCGCGTCATAATATCGGCCATCTTGTCGAACAGTTCGATTCTGGCGGTATCCACTTGTTCTTTCGTGAGCGTATCCATAGGTTCAGTATATTACGATGTTGCCGCTTGCTCAATCGGCCAGCCCATCTTCTTATAAAACCTGCGGCGCATAATTCCCTGGACGTAGAATACCTTATTGCCCATGTCATTGATGTCTATGATGAGAGGGTCTTTCTTCCCCTCGAAAATGCGGAGGATTCTTCCCGCCGACTGTTCGGTAAGGATGTCGCTTTTCACGTCTCCCGCCAGAATAAGCGTGTCCAGGATTGGTATATCCGTGCCTGTGGACAGCATTGAATAAGTGCCCAGTAAAGCATTGAATTCAATTCGTCCGCTGCGGAGGCTATTAAGTAACCCTGCCCTTTCTTGCGCAGAATCTTTGGAATCAATCGTATGGAGTCCGTCACCAGGAAGAAGGCTTGCGAGGTATTGATAATGCTCCACGCGCTTCGTGAGGATAAGCACTTTCCGTCCGCGCAGCATTTCTTCACGAGCCAAACGAGCGATGAGAAGATTCCTTTCTTCGCGCCTGATTTGAGCGTTGACCATGAGGGCATATTCGTCAAGAATTATTTGTCCGTAATAAGGTGCCATACGCACGAGCGGCGTTTTCTGCGGCAGTTTCTCGGACACGATGATGTCCCCAAAAATGAATTGGATGGCCTTCCCTTGCCCGTCGGTGCGCCTGGCGGTCGCCGTCATGCCGAACAGGCACTTGGGCGCGAACGATTCGATTATCTCCATCCTGATGGGAGTGACCGCCGTGTGGCACTCGTCCACAATGACCATACCGAATCGGTCTCTTAGCGACTTCCGAAGATTTGGTCGGGATTGAAGGGTCTGAAAGGTTCCGACTGAAACGTCTTTGACTTCCTCTTTATCCCCTTGGATGAATCCGACCTCATAGCCGAAGTAGCTTTTGAACGCTTCGGCGAACTGGTGCGCGATGTGGGTGCGCGGGACGATGAGGAGCGTCGAGAGACCTTTATGCTGAATGAGTTTTGCGGCGATGGCCGTCGTTTTCCCAAACCCCGTGCCCAACTGGATGACTCCGCAGGCGCGGCGAGAAATTTCATCAAATGCTCCTTTTTGATAGTCCCGCAAATCAACCACTCCTGCACAAGTTCCATCAGCAATCGCTCGTTCACTGGTACGGTGATTGATTTCAGACGCGAATCGAGCAACATGCGCAACATTGCCCCTTCCAATGGCGAGATAGCCGTCTTGTTCTTCATAGTAGCGAAAATACTCTGGTACGTTATAAAGTGCCCTGCGATTCCCCATGCGAAGCAACTGGTGGTATTTAGGATTGGGAATCGTGAGCAGTTGTTTGATTTCGGTTTTGGTTTGCGGGCTTGCGTCGAAGATGTAGAGTTTGTTAGAGACCAGGAGATTCATGGAATATGAGTTTGAATCATTGGATTTTCTCGATACCATGCTTCATACTCTCCGCTATCCATTAAAGACGAGAGAGAAGGGACTTCTCTTATTGTTTTGTAATCAATGCCAGTTATTTCTCCCGTAACTGGATTTTTGAGAACCTTCATTGGAATTTTGTAAAAACCCTTAAAAAAAGAACCACATCTTTCCATATTAAGGCCATACAATCCTTTGGTTCCTTCATCATCATTGTGTTCTGGCGTAAACACTAAACCTCCAAATTTTTTCCAATCACCAAAACGAGTGTATTCGATTTTACCTATCAGGTTGCGAACATCTTTCATCTTGAAAATAAAACGATTATTATTTCGGCACCATTGATACACTCTCCACAATGCTACTACCAGTCCTTTGTAGAGCGATATTTCTCTTAGACTTACTTTATGAACATGCCCACAAGAATAACACTGGCAGGTTTGAACTATCCCTCGTGCGTTACTCATAAAAATAGAATAAAAATGGCGGGAGGATTCAGAGCTTCGGGTTACGACCCCTACGCGCAACCTTACCTCCAACGCGATGATGGAACGGCACCACGCGCCTGCCTAACCAACAGCGCATGAATAGAACATGCTTCGCCACTCTGTTATTTTGTTGACGACTAGACTACGGGGAAGGAAGGAAAGGTAGGGAATGTCGGAAATTCTGGGAACTCAGGAAATGCGGGAAATGCGGGAAATTCCAATTCCAACTTCGGCGGTTTCGGTGGCGACGGCGGTTTCGGAGGAGTGGGAATTTTAGGAAAAGTGAATCCCAAAATTCCGACAACCAAGGCAACCGCAAGGATTGATTTCTTCATAGATTCTTTACTGCGCCTTATCTTGATACTCTGGCGGCAGGCTCGACCCAAGTGCCTCAAGACACTTCCCTGCCCACATTTTTGCTTCGATTAGCTTGATATGGACTTGCGACATGGGCTTGACGTAGAGCTTGCCCTTCGTGTTTTTCAACTCATCCGCCCACTGGATTGCCGCGTCAATGGACTTCCTGAACTCGTGAATCGCCGCGTCGTCGGCGGTGGCCGCTTTGGACGCTTCAAGGTGCTGTTCGATTTGTGCAGACATACGGTAAAAAGTTACTCGGTTACATACCAGTCATCAGCCAACAGGTCGGTCTGGCTCGCCGTCCACGGCACCTTGATAAGAGGGTCGGGCGCGGCGATATTGATAAAGATATACGGCATGGTCATCTTGCTATGCTCATCGGGCGTTTGCAATTCCAGCCACATGCCTTTCAAATGCCACCCGTCGCGGGTGATTTTCTTGCCTTCTTTGAGCGCGGTAAGCGCGTCGGAAAACGTAAGATAGGGAGGCATACGAAATGGGTTATTGACGATACAACTTCGAGAGGAAAAGGCATACCACGGCAATCATGGCGACGGTAAATATCAACTCACTCATAGCGCGGATTGCTCTCTCTCATCTCGAAAATTCGACCTTTCAAAAACTTGACTTGTTGAAACATGGCGTACGGGTCTTCTTTCGCGTCGTGGTTCCAGTATTCCTGCGCCGCCCTGTCAACCTCCCCAGACCCTAAAGGATTATTGTGCATGGTCGAAAACGTGAACCGCGCCCTTCCGTTCGATTCTTCCATTATCTCTATCTGCGGATTTTCAAACACGAGCGAGAGATACGCGGCAAGACCGAGGTCGGTGGTGCTAAAGACGCTATTGGCGCGTTTCGTATCATTTTGCGGCAGTACCCTCATGTGGCGGTATTGATTCATAACCATTATTTATGGGTTGTTTTATAAGAATCGTGCACTGCCTGGACAGGCTGCGGGACAGGCTGTTCTTCGGTCTTTAAGAGCACAAAATTGAGGCAGGTGATGGATTTGGCTTTCACCTGGGGGGTTTTCCCCTCAAACTCGGTCTTGATTGATTGCATGATACCGTCAATGTTCACGTGCGCGGCGAACGGAATGACGATATTAGAGTGCCCGAACGTAAGACCGCCTTCCTCTAACGCCATTATCCAAGGGACGTAATAGAAGTAGAGCGTAACGGTTTCTTTCTTGAAAGGATTTTTAATAGCCATAGCTTGATTCTGGCAAATAAATTAGGTGCGACCTTTCGGTATATCGGCTCGGTAAAAATCGCGCCGTGCCGTTGCTCGAATATTCTTTTTTCAATCAACCGCCTTCGCGCCATCCATCCAGATGACTGGAACAGGGGAACATGGCGGGAGATTTCATCTTTTGTTATGAGGCGATGGGCGAGCGCGAGCTTTTCTTTGTGGGTCATACTGTTTTTCCAATCTTATCATCTCAAATTTGTAAGTTAAAAAATTTCCTTCTTTTTTTGGAATCGTGAGCAGTTTGTATATGGTATTGCACGAACGGCATAGTGTGCTTCTTTCGTAGACCAACAACATCAATTTACTGCAAGTAACGCAATAACATTGAATTTTGAACGGCGTTAAAAGTTTCATACCTGGAACTGGCACTGGAAACAATAGTGGAAAAAATTGCCCGTATGCACAGATGAGGGACGAATCTGCCATCCACGCGTCTTGCATTTCTCTATGCAGTCTCCCCAGAATTCCCCTTCCACCGTAAGGGAATTGCCGCAGTGGTCGCACGTCATGGTCATCTCCGCGCCTATCTCGTCGAACTCAATCATAGCGTTACGCTTTTTTGCACAAATAGAAGAACGCGGCCGCGAAAATTATTAACCACATTATGTCATCGGGGGACACAGGCTATGCGCGTTTACTGACGTGAAAATCCTCCAACAGCCCACACGTTGAGCACTCAAAACAGGTTATCATGTCGGCTCCCGCGTAGAAGGAGTACGGATTGCCGTAGTTCCAGCCTAGCAGGTGCGCGATACGATGAAGGGAGTGTTTCATATAGAAAATACCTTGTAGACGACTGCGGCAAAATTAGAATGGTAAATATCGTCCGCTCGGGATACGGCAGAATATCCCCAGAATTTCACATCAGTAACCTCCCTATTGTGTCCATCGCTGAACGACGCAAGAAAGTCATTCAGGGATTTACTTCCTTCACTTGTTGAAAGATTGAAAATTTTTACTTGCGTCATAGATTTTTAGTTAATGGTTTTTTCTCCTGGCACTTATAGCACAGGATTTTGGTTACGTCGTACTCAAAGAATCGGAGGACGGCGGGGGAGACGATTGCGCCGCACGCGACGCAGACAAATTTCATGCAGCGGTGAAACGCCCACCCCCGCCAATCCACACCCAGTTCTTCTTTGAGGTGAAGGTTGTAGTTGACGTTTTTTTCTCGCTCGGTCATTGGGTTACTTCTTTATCAGCATGTCTTTTGCCACCCATACCGCGTCGCAGGCGAGATTGTGGGAGATTACCTCAATACGCTCCTTGCTCAAATCCTTGTCTCCTCCCATCGAGTGCGGGATGGTACGCTTGAACTGTTGGAAAAACAACTTCCAGTATTTCTGCTCCCTGCTGTTGAATTTACGCCACAGTGCAGGACTGGCTTCTTTGATTGGTTGTCTCTTTTTCATAACGATTGTCATTACATTGGCGGAAGTGTGTTGCCCTCGAACGGCACTTCGGTATCCGTATCTCCTCCGTCCGCTATCATGCCGATCTTGCCCGCGCGGTATGCTTCGAGCATGTCCATCTTCATCTCTCCCTGCGAGTAGACTTTGAGCACCTTGGCAGGTTGTTTGCCGCGTCCTGACGAGGGAATCTCCTTAACGAACTTGACTCCGACGTACTGACCGAATCGGGCTTGTTCCAGTCCTGGCAGCACGCGCGGATTGCCGAACTTTCCCCATACGGTGATGACCTGGCCGTCATCGGTAAGCAGATTATAAATAGTCACCTTGGCTCCAGGGGTATCCTTCATCTTGTCGTCAATGACCCGTTTATCCACATAAACTCCCGTATACGAATCCCCCACTTTATCGAACTTCGCGGACACGGGCTTCAACTCATTCTCATCGCCGAATAAATCCTTTGGCTTTGCTTTGGTAGGCATAGATTGTTATTATTTTAACACTATTCTTGCTTTGGGATTCGACCCTGGGACGTATTCGTGCACGTCCAAACCCGTAACTTTCTTGATTGCGACCGCCTTAGAAAACCACACGTCTTTAGCCTGTCCGCTCATAAGGCGCATAAGGGTAGGGCGGGAAATACCCGTAACGCGGGCAATATCGTACAGAGAGCGTCCCGTGAGTTTGTAATAATCCTTGAGTTTATTGGAGGTAGCCATACTTGTCCACAAGTATATACCCCCTAAAAATCAATGTCAAGCGTCTTGACTAGGATATGTAAGAACCTTGACTACCTTTTGTACTGGGTTTATAATGTGTCTATGTCATCTCTCACCATCCGAGCAATCATGGAACGGATACTCGATGAAAAAGAGCACGAAACTTACCTTCCGCTCGATAAAGACATGTTGCGAGAAGCGGAAAATCATCACAGGATACTGTTGCGCGACGAACGAATGGCGAACCCCGCCGCCGCGCTGTTCAAAAACGAACTGCGGGACATTTTGAAAGACAAAAAGGCTGAATTCAACGAGGCTGACCAGGCGCGAAAGAAGGCGAAAGGCGTTATACCTCCCTGGCTGGGAGGAGCGGTTGCCGAACTCATGCAACCGACTGTGGATAAACTGGGAAAAACCGTTCTTCATCTCAAATTCCTCATTGCCATAAAAAAATCGGAAGAACCTCAACCTATGCAGGGAAAACTCACTGACCGAGAAATTGAAGCGGCAAAAAATCATCCCATCGGGAATATCCTGGAAATACGCAGGGGAAAAATGTCGCTGTGCCCTTTCCATAACGACAAACGGCCTTCGATGTACTGCAAAAACAATTACGCATACTGCTTCGTGTGCGGATGGAAGGGCGACGTGATTGCCGTGTTCATGCAGTTGAATAAAGTGGATTTTGTCACCGCCGTTAAGCAGCTTGCGTATGCCTAGACAACCCGCCCCCCCCAAACTCATTCGTTACGGATTCATTGACGACGAGGCGCAAGTGATTGTAGAGTCGGTGTGGACTGCGGAAAACGCAATCAAGTACCTCGTGTACCACATTCCGACGGGCGAATTTGACCTGGCGGATTCTTACGTTATACAAAGGTACAACCTGGAAATTTTCCCGCCCCCCACCACGCACGAGTTTCTCACCAGCAAATGCCCAGTGCTCTTACCGCGCTTCAACGGAACGCTTGATTTACAACGCTTTGACTATGATACGCTCGACAAACGGCTGAAAGAGTACCTTGCCGATTGGCTCACGCTCTCCCCCGCCTATATCGTGGTGCTTGCCGCGTTCATAAAATTCACCTGGGTGCACGAACGCAGCGAAGTGAAACCATACCTCAACATTTGGGGCGACAAGGGCACGGGAAAATCGAGCATTGTGGAGGTGGCCTTGCAGTGGACGTGCCGTTACGGTAATTATACGGCGGGGGGGGTTTCTTCGTCCGCGCTTCTGCGCCACGTTGATTTGTTTTTCGGCACGGAATTTCTGGATGAGAATGAAATAATGGAAACAAGCGATGAAGGGAAAAAACTGGCGCAGATTCTAAGGGGAGGATACAAAGATTCGGGAACGTACATGATGTCCGAACAGCAAACGGGAGGAAAAAACTTTTATCCTAAAATTTTTAACACGGGGTGCCCCAAGGTGATTGTGGGGCGGCACCCCATCAAAGACGACGCGCTGCGCTCGCGCTGCCTGGAGATGGAACTCAAACCAATCGAGGTGCCGCCAGAGAAACGGCGGCATACGGAGAAATGGTTTCAGAGGGAGCGGCAATCAAAGGGGCAGGAATTGATTGACCTTCTTTTTCTCTACCGCCTCATCGAATACCCAAAGCGGTACGACAAGGCTCCTGACCTGTTCGGTTATGAAGCGCGGCTCTCGGACACGTCGCAGCCTTTTTATTACTGCCTGCACAGCGACAAAGACAGGAAGTTGTATCTGGAATTCATCAATGACAATATAAAAGAACTCTTGGCGGAGCGCATGGAAAGCATGGAGGGAAAATTGCTTATTCTCATACGCGATTCAATAACGCTAAATCCATTGCAATCTCTTGGCGTGCTCCTGGGGAGCACTTCCCGCGACGTGAGGATAACGCTGCAAGACCTCGCCGAAGCGTTCAAGGCGCGGTTTGAACCTGACATGGAAGACCGCGACTTCAAAAAATTCCTGAACCCCTACAAGGTGGGGAGAAAAATCGCGGGCATGGGTCTGAAAACTAAACGTATAGGAGGCGGAGGGAGAATCATTGACCCGTACTCGTTCGATATTTTGCCAGAGTTGTATAAACGATACGGCCTCCCCGCTCCCGTGACTCAAGTGTCTGCGCCAACGGAGGCAGGCGAGGAGGAGAAAATGTCGGCGGAAAGTCCTGAACAGCTAACCCTGACGCAAGAAGTAGCCGACGCGCTGTAGAGGAGAGCGCAATTTGCCGCGTCGGCACTTCGTCATAGAGACGGCAAAAACAACACACGCGCCAAAAGAGCATGGCGCGTGAGCCGTCGGGTGCGCGGTATTCCGCGTGATAACGGCGATAGTCTGTCCTCCAATGGTGCTTGCTGCACGCCACGGATGGCGTATCAGTGAGAGAAACGGGGGATGAGGGGTTTGATTCTTCGTGAGGCATATCCGTTGTTGGCATAACAGCCATTGTGGCATTGAATGGCCTGCGTGCGGTATGTGGGATAACCATACGCCTTCAAGCGTTGCGCCGTCCATTGGAACGCGAAGGCCGCGTCCATAGTTTGCGCTTTCGCAATGTGGCGGTGCACGCAACGATTGATATGAACCCACCCAGTCGAACAGCCAGAATCTCCAGAGAAATCCCGCCAACCACCTGTTTCGTGGTAAGAGATGGCAAGGATGATATTGCGGCAGTCAAGGCTCTTGAATCCCTGGTTGGCGCAGGCGCGGGTTGCTTCCGCTTTCAAACCCACAGGAGCCTCTATGTTACTCACCGTAACGCTCTTGGATTGAGTTTGGGAGGGTAAAGGCTCAACGGGGTGAGTAATTGACGCAGGAGCCGCCTCTGCGTGCGCCGAGAGAGAAATCTCAACGGGGTGAGTATCCGAGACGTAAGTCAAATCGTAGTAAAACGGAGTAAAAAACCATAAGAACACAAATAAGATGAGCATGTCAAGGTAGAGTAAGCACCCGATTATCTGTTTTCTTCGCTGCGCTACCATTGCGTGGTAGCGAGCCATGTATGAGTTTAGCATAGTATTGGTTTTTATTTAATAATCCACCTTTGGAGGGAGACTGCCCCGCCCCTTGCGGGCACGGGGAAGTCTCCCTGGGCTGGTTAGGCTAGGCGCGAGAATCCTCGGCTGCATGACTTTTTTTGTTAGCCTATCCACAATCTTAACGCGAACGTGAACGCGGCGGCGGCGATTATAAATGCTGCGCCCGTAATAACTTCGCTAAGAATGTTTTTGATTAGGCTCTCTGGCCTTTCGTTCTGCATAGCACGCGGATTGTTAGTTGATAAGTGAGGAAGGGGAGAAGGCTTGCGCCCTCTCCCCGACCTTGGGCGTTTGATTGCCCTTGCCATGAGAGATAGGGTGGGAAGGAATAGGTAGCGACCCTATCGCTCCCATCATGTCTCATGGTAAAGACAATCAAATTTTGTTTGCACCCTCTCATCGCATGACGCGACAACGCGCGAATGATTATGTTGCGGTTAATAAATTAGCTGATAAGAGGTATCTGGTAGATACCTGCGGGCAAGGAGTGTTTTGCGAACTTCTTGCCCTTGTGGGGTAAGGGTACTATGATGGGGAGCTTCGGCAAACGCTTGAAAAGAGGGATGACGCTTTCAGGCTCGTAGCTGTAGAACAAACTATACGTTTTCCAATCGGTATGCAGTATGACTTCGCGGGAGGCTATCAGGTAGCCAATTTTAGCCGCTTTGTCTATGAGGAGGGCAACGCCGCTCATGCCTTTCGCGTTTACTTCGGCACGTATGCTTTCGGCGGTGGCGGGCTTGGGCAGGTTGATGAGGAATTGCAATGAGTCAGAAGGGTCTGCTTTCGGAATGACTGCAGGCTTGGACAAAACTATCTGCGCGGTTGCTTCTCCCGCAACGCCTAGCGCGTTTTGAGTAGCTACTTCCAGCTTCATTATGCGGTTGGCGATTGACTGATGGCGCGGACAAGATAAATCTCCTTTGTGCTTGCAACACTCCTCGCAATCCTCCAACTTGTCGTACAATTCCGATAGCTCTTTTTCCGCCTTTGTTTCCTCGCTCGGTTCATCGTCAGGCGTTAGCTCCTTCCATCCAAATCCCGTCTGGCGATAACTGCCGTATGCGCCGTATGCGCTCACAAAGCCGTTATGCGCCAAGAGATAGCCGTCATACTCAAAGAAATGCACGTTTTCCTCGCTTACGGTTCCCGTAGACGCGGTGCGCGTATGGAGGGACACGATAAACGGCCGCTCACGGCACTGGTCTATTTGTTCATACGTCTGCGCCAACACGCCCGCGTAGTCTTTGAGACTGCGAAATACTTGCGTGCCTGCGGCGGCATTGACGTATGAGCTTATGCCGTGCGGTTCGCGCACCAGTTGAGCCTCCTGCAAGGCTATGAGCTTGCTCATTGCATGATTAGGCGCGGTCTGCACGCCTATAAGAAGTTTACACATAGGCCACCTCCACTTGCTCACGCGGCGCGTCGATGGAAACACGCTCATGCGGCACAAACTCCACTAAATCGCGCAATAGAATCAGCTCGGAATGCTCGTCAATGCGCAAACGATGGCCACTCACTTTTTCATCGGGATACTTTCTTACGCTCGCCTCTCCTTTTTCCAGCTCTCCCTCCTCGTGATGGCGCAATGCCGTCTCGGCCGCCTCGTCTTTGAATCTTTTTATGGCGAGACAGGTGAATTGCAGGTATCGCTTCAGGGTGCGCGGCGCGGCGGCGGGGAATATGCGAAACTCGATTGTGCCGTGAGACTCAAACGCGGGCTTAAAATTCACTCCATAATAGCGTGACTCGGAAAACGCTATATCCTGGTTGCTGCGCTCGTTCGGTAATCGGCAAAAACGGTTATTCTCTCGCCGCGTGACCACGCCGCGAAATTGGCGGGATAACTCTGCGCGGAAAAAATCGTAGAACTGGATTGACCAAATCTCAACGGGCACGCGGTTAAAAGAAACGTGCACATGGAATCCCATAGACGCATTCCAGTGGAAGTATTTGTACTTGCGGCCGCGCTCCAGGATTGAAAATAATTCTTTGAGCTTGGCCTTGTCCAGGCGGTTATCCAGGCGGTAGGGGCGTGAGACAAATTCTTCCGCGCAAAGACTGTTACAATGGTTCTTTTGATATTGTCTTGTGTGGCGGCACTCACGGATTGACCCGTCAGGCTTGAATAAGCCGAACTCTGATAACTGGCGGCGCAAGTCAACGGAAAACTCCCCCTCAATCTCAAATCCTATTTTGGCAATGCGCAACGGAGTCATAGGATTATACCTCGACCGTTACGCTGCCTTTGACGGTGTAGTCAGCCATGAAATCGCGGTAGTAGCGTTTGACAAACTGCACCATGCGGCGCACTGCCTCGCTTGCTTCCGCGAAAGGAATCTCCTCGTTCAGCTTGATAGTACCCTTGCCCCCTACGGTTCGCAAAAACGCGATGTTAAATTTTCCCTCTTCGACGACTGATTGACCGTAATCGTCAAACAGGTTGTGTTCCTCTAATAGGCGGCGGTACGCCAACGAATCCAATAAACTCGGAATCGTGTAGAACGTAAGCCCCGCCCACTTGGCGGACTCTTTCACGCCGCTTGACTTTGATTTGAAAATCGCCTCCAGGGCTTCATCAGTCTTGAAATCAAGAAAAATGTCGCCATTGCGGCGGTACAAGTCAATAACTATCTTTGACGGCGGTTTCGGCATGGTTGCGGTATCCGCCTGGTTAATTCCTGGCACTGTCATATAAAAAGGCTTTCCTCACGGCGCGAATCGCGTCATGCGGTGAAGGGGTGCAAGTTGCTGGTATGCGGTAACAAGAGGGAGGAGAGAAAAAATTGATAATCATTAAGGTGCCGTCTATTGCAGGGGTTCTACCTGGCTTTTATGGAATAGTTTGTACATTTTCGGGTACAGGCGAACACTTGCCCGTTCTTGTTCGCCGTCAACGGCAGGCGCGGCATGGTAATCCTGGCCGAACTTTTTCCATACTATGCCGTCTACCTTGGCGTGTTCGCCCTTCATTACTTTGAAACCTACCTCGCGCCATCCTTGGAACGTGCGCATGTCAACGTAGGGTATGCCGTCGAGATGGAGGGAGCGCATTTGATTGAGAACAAAATAAAATGACCAATAACTGTAATTGCCGCCGTGCAGCTTGTGGAGGGTTTTGGCTTCCCCATCGGAGTCTGCCGTTTTCTTGGCCGTGTGCCATCGTTCGCGCAATGACGTGAAATAGGCTCGTTTTTGCTCTTGGGTATAGGTTTGCATAGGCGTGCGGTTAGCTTTTCGAGAGACGAGACTGTTTGACGAAACTATCGCAATCGAAAGACGAATCTTCATTCGTGAAAAAATTGCAAAGCAAATCGAGGAGCGTGTCTTTATCCACCAGCACGGTATCATTCGCACTTTCGCTTTCCTGGCCTATGATGGTGGAATGGCGAATCGTGTTCGCTAATTGTAGATAGTAGGTTCTTGGCAACATAGGGGATTAGGTTAGTGATTTGTCGAGACTTGGAATCCATCCGCTCATTACCATGTCGCCCTCGCGGGCGGATTGGTAGTGAGGAATGAGAGAGCCGTAACGCTCGCGCTCCTCAACTGAGAGCGCGGCATGTTGTTTTTTCGCAATGCGCCATGCTTCGCGCATGGTGCGGGCTTTGACGTGCTCGCTCCTCCAGGATTGAGACGTTAAGAATGTGTATTCGTTCATAAGAAATTCCTCACCTCTCTCCTTCCCCTTGTTACCGCATACTAGCGTTAGGTTTTCAACGTGCGCTCGCTGCCATCCAAAACGCCTGTGCAATATGCTTGTGTTTCAATCGGTACATGAATCTCCCAGGCTGTTATACACATGGTACCATGAGGGCAAAAAACAGTCAAGAGTCTTTACTATTAGGGCTTGGGAGGCGTTGCGGCGGATTACCACTTTTTTCCGATATTACCATTATTATAACACATATTACCATTTCTTTCCCTTATTATGCCGTTTCGTGTTTTGAAATGGTAATGGGTAAAAATGGCTAACGCTAGAGAAGGAATGGCATGACTTGACAAATTATTACCATTTCATAACAGAGGATGAGGGTACATGTGCCTAAAAGAGCGTATTACCATTTCGATGACTACTTGGTTACCATTTACTACTTTTCGTAGTGAAAACACTAAAAAAAAATAAATTATAGGAGAGTATATAAAGGGAAAATATGGTAAATAGTATACATACCATGTATGCAGCGATTGAAATGGTAATGTGGTAAAACGTGTATTACACCATTTTTATAGGGTTATTACACCATTTGTCAAGGGGAAAGTAAATGGTAAAGGAAGTTACATACTTTTGCACACCCTTTCTGTCTGCTTTTTACCATGCGAATCAGCCGCGCACTGACGCTTTTTCAGCGCGTTTCGCTTCCCGTATTGATAAAATACTGATAAACTGAACTCGTGAATCACTTCATTGCACACCCTCGCTTGCTCTTTTTACCCTCGCACACCATTTCTTGACCCGCAATACTTGGCTAACCTTAGCTTAAAATTAGCTCATGCGTCGCATAATAGTTCTTGTGCGACCCTCGAAAAAATAAAAAAATAGGGTGGGGGGCGGGCGGCACACCCACCCCGCCTGCAAAAAAAATCTATGAGTCCCATGTCGAGAGCGCGAAAAATTTTTCCATCATTTTCTCTCTAGTCAACCTCCTTTACTTTTCTCATGTCCCCCGCCAAATCTCCTACGACAATTCCCATCATGTCCCCCACGAAAATAATTCCCGATTATCGTTTCGTGAAAACCAACCGCAAGCTCTACAAATGGTTTCGGGATACTGGTTATACTCACGAAGAAGCCTCGCGCCATTGCACCGTCAAGCTCACGC